AAAAGAAATGGCTACTACTACACAAACGAAATTGCCACAATGCTGGCAAGATTTAGAGGACGCACTCAACAATGGTGTTGACCGTGTGATTCTTTTTGGACCTTCGGGTATCGGAAAGACTTACGCTGGTATGACCATTGGTGATGTTGAAGCAGGTGCATTCCGTTTGGTCTGCACAGAGGACATGACCAATATGGATGTCACAGGAACATTCCTTCCTGATGGCAAGGGTGGCACTAAGTGGCTTGACGGCTCGGCTCTAAAGGCTTGGGAAGGCAACGGCATTAAAGGTGGGCGTCTCATCGTGGATGAAATCGACAAGGCTTCGGGCGATGTTTATGCAACGCTCTTGGCGATGTTGGACTCACCTGAATCGGCTTCCTTTGAACACCCTGACACGGCTCGTGTCCACCGTCCAAAAGCAGGCTTCTCTGCAATTATGACCACCAATGTTGAGAATATGGGCGAGTTGCCAACGGCTCTCACTGACCGATTCCCAATCAAGATTCGTATCAACCAACCTCACCCTGACGCTCTCTTGCGCTTGTCACCTGAATTGCGCCAGTTCGCAGTTCGTATGGCTGACGCTGGCGAACGCCGTATCTCACTGCGAGCATTCATCGCCTACGACCAACTCCGCAAGGGTCTTGGTGACGAGCGAGCAAGCCAGTTGACATTCGGTGACAGGGCGCAGTCAATCCTTGACGCCATCGCAATTGAAAAGTTGGCGTAATGAAAACTTTAAAAAAGCGTATCTCTGCTGAACCCGAGTTCCTTTCACGGAAAGATGTGGAAGGGGGCGTATGGAAGGTAGACGAGGTTCGTGCAATTCGTGGCGAACCTTGCACCAACATTGTCACAAGGGAAATGAAAGTTCCGACTGACGATGACCCACTGGCTCGTGCAATTCGTGCGCACGAAATGGTTCACGCAAAAGTATCGCCTGCCAACGATTGGGCGAAATGGGTTGACCGAAAAATTGCAACTCACCAGTCAATGATTGTTGTTGAGGAATTGCGTGTTAATTATCTCTGTCAAAAGTCGGGCTTTGATGTAAAGAGCGACCTTGCCGATGGTGGAGAAATGGCTGACGGAGAACGACTTGGAGCGACAGAGGATTGGGCTGGCGCAGTGCAGATGGCTGTTGCCACTGCTGGCACTGCTTCTAGCAAGTTGTTCCTGAACGGAATTCGCAGACACAAACGAGATTGGGGTCCGATACTTCTCGATATCTCTAAGCGAGCAGTAAAGGAAATGAAAAAATCTGACAAGTACGGCAACCTTGCCTCAACTGCGATTGACGAGCGTAGCGGTCTATTCCCGATTGGATTTATTCACACGGAGAGACTGGCTGAATGGATTGACCGTCTTTGCGACAAGTCACCCGAGCAAATAGCAGAGGAGAAAGAAAAGGCTCGTAGAGAGCGTGAGGAAGCAAGACTCCGCAAGGCTCTTGACAAGGGAGAAGGTGAATCCAGTGAAGGTAATGGAGTGCATTCCAATAAAGGAATCAAGCCAACCGACACAGGCAAAGATGACGGCAACCCATACAAGGGCATTACGACATCCACTGCGACACACCGAGTTGCAAACTGGCAAAAACTGAACATTGAGTTTATGCCAATGCCAGTATTGTCAAAAGGCAACTTAGGCAAAAGGCGTGTTGCTTCCAATATGGGAATGCGTCCACGCAGAATGCACCGAATGATTACTGACCCACAGATGAGAATCTTTGACAAGGTCATTCGTGGTACTGGTGGAGTTGTAATAATTGACGGAAGTGGTTCAATGTCTTTCAGCAGAGAACAACTTACAAAAATTATCGAGAATGCTCCAGGTGCAACTGTTGCCGTGTACTCCGACAAGGGTGACCCAAGTATGACGAACCTTTGGGTAGTTTCTCACAAGGGCAAAATGGTCAATGAGTTACCAAGTGTTGGAATGGGCAACGGAGTTGACTTCCCTGCGATTGAGTGGGGAGTGAAGCAAAAGCAAACTTCACGCTCGCCAATTATTTGGGTAACTGACGGTGGAGTGTGCGGTGCTAATGGTACTTATGAATCAGTACTTGCTATGCAGTGCATTAACTTCTGCAAGAAAAACAACATTGTCGTTGTTCCTTATGTTGACGAAGCAGTTGACCAACTGAAAAAGTTGAAAAGCGGTGACAAGGCAGTGAGTATTTATCCTGAAATGTTTAAAAAGACATACAGGGAATTAAACGGAACTGAACTAATCTAACGAGTGTGTCGTGGGGCAGGTGTCGGCTTGCCTCACGACATGCGCTTTAAACAGCGCAGGTGCAATCCCCTCAGCGTCCTTACCCTCCTTTCAACGCTGGGGGGATTCACTAAATTGCAGATAGATTTATTTACAACTACTAACGAGGAGCAGTCATGGAACAAGAAGTCAAATTAGAACCAGTGACGAGAGAAAACTTTGAACATTGGATTGAAGGTCCGCTTACCGACGAAGAATGGAAGAATGTCGCAAGCGAGGTTGAGGGAAGAGTAGAGAATTATCTCGATGGTCTACTGGCAGAACTTGTGCAGGACTACAACGATGGAGTATTCAGCGAGGATGCGTCATGAATAAATTTACGCTTATTGAAAACAAAGCGATAGACAAGCCAGTTGAATATGTAATTCTGAACATCACCGAGCAGTCAGACGATACCGGGGACCAGTACTTCAGTAGGGATACTGGAGCGTGGAACCAACTAGGACTTGCTACACGCTTCACAGAGGAGGAGAGGATTAAGTTCTCCCTGCCTGCTGGGGGCATCTGGGTGAACATGACCGAGATGATGCATGCTATGGAGATGTCTAAAGCAAATCACCCGACCACTGGGTTCAGACAGCCTCGTTTAACTATCGTTGACGAGAGCGAATAGCCCTGTCCCAAATTCGCAACGACTGCACGAGGAATACCGCAGCCAATAAATTGCGAAAAGAAATTTGCCAGTCGAAAGCCCGGGACTCTCTAGCTATAACAAGTAGGCCGTTAATGATTATCGAATACACAACGATGGTTGCTGCGTGCCCAATCAAACCAACCATCAGCGCTGCAATCAGGTTGGGTTTCAGTTCGTCATCTTCGCCCGTCACTTCGTCGTACAGGTCGTACCCACGGCGTTCTTTATACGACGGTGGTGGAAAGGAATGTTTTTTCATGATTATTCATCCTACCCAGAAGACCTCAGCACGTTCTGATTTAATTCAAATTAATGACTTTTTTGCAACATCCCGTCGCAGCTCAACTGCATGTAAGGGTGCATCAAATTTCATGTTTTTTTGCGCGAAGACCCGGCCGCTGCCAGGCAGAAAAAAAGATAAAATTTTAACGTTTTCAGCTTCCCGCGCCGGCCCCCAGAGTCCGTCAAAAAAATCGTTTTTTTTAAACTATTTCCCTCGACCCGGTTCTGAGTTAAATCGAAATATTTTTAACAATCTGATGAACCCGCTGCCGGCTCAAATCAAATTTATCTGCAATTTGGCGGAGCGAAGAACCCGCGGCGCGCATCTCCAAAATTTGAGAATTTCTGCCTTTATCTGTCGCCGGACCAGGCTTCAGTGGACCCCATTGCCAGCCGGCAACAGCCTGGATAGCCGCTGCGCGCTCTTCAGAAAGTTGATTTTTTCTGCGTCTCTGGCGCACGTACCCAACCCAAGCTCCCAGTGTGACATCAGAATTGTCAACAATTTCAGTATGAATTGCCGGCACATCACAATGTTCCTCGCGTTGCGCAAACTGAGAAAGAGCTTTAATATAGGTATTGAATCTTGTTGTGTTGTCCATGCGCGCAAGATTAGTACGACATTTACTTCCTCATGGAAACAGTTGACAAATCTTTATTTATTACAACAAGTGTTGACATTCTGGATGTCGACGGCTAGTCTTACCCCAGCCCACAGGAGGCACGCATGAACCCATTTGACGACTTTGAAAAGTCTGTTCCTTTTGATAGAAAGCACGAGTTGATTGCAGCGCTTCAGCAATCCGGCATAGACGACTCAGTATCTGCAGCAATGTTGGATGGTCTTGAAGAGACGGATGAGTCAGTGCACAACGTTATGTTCATCTCAACAGATGGTCATTATGCGATTAAAGCCATTCACGTGCCGGCGTCAGCACTCGATGGAGAAGACGGACCAGTGCTCTTCCCTACTGCTAACTCCAAAACAATAATCGCAGCTTTCTCCAAGGAGCACATACAGAACAAAATGCGATTAATCGAAGAACTGGACCCGGGGCTCCGCGAAGATGCCTGGGTGGAGTTCCTGGAGTTGCTAACCGAAAAAGTTACGCTAGAATGCGAGTCAAACCCACCCCTATGGAAGGACCTATAATGCAGCAAACAAAGTTCGATGTCCCAATTAATTCGACGGTGGTGGAAACGATGACAGATGGTCAGCTAGACCTGGTAAAAATGACCGACTGGGTATACGGCAAGAAGCCTCCCACTACCTGGGACGACGCAGCACGCCGCGCAGTTTTTCAAATTTTTAATCATTCTTTCAGCACGTGGGACCGACTGTCCGACGTCAGGGAATACCTTGACTACCTGATTGAAGAGATTGGTCCTGAATCAAAAAAGGAAATTTCTGGAGCTGTGGCAGCGGAGTACTGGGCAATCCTTGGGCGGACGGCCGCCGTTGTTGCTGAAAAAAAGGAAATTTTTAAAGAAATTGATGAGGAGCTCGCCGGCCACGTAGACCGAATTGCTGAAATTTTAGTTAGAAAGCAGCGCGACTACGGGCACCATAACATTGCGCGCTTTGGCAGGGCTGGGTTACTAGTCAGGATGCATGACAAAGTCGCGCGCCTTGAGAACCTCCTTGAATTCCTGAAGTCACCCGAGAACGAATCGGTGGTGGATAACTTCATCGATGTGATTGGTTACGCGTCAATTGGCATCATGTGGGAAAGAAACTGGTTTTTACTTCCCCTGGCGACGGCCGCTGAGTAATCAAAAAAATCAAAAAATTAACATATTTCCCTCGAGACCAGATTCAGTGAACCCTCTGGCCTCGAGGGGGAATTACTAAAAAAAGGAAAAATTTACTATGGCATCCCATTTCGAGTCTTCTGAGCTCCAGCTCACCCCACAAACAACTCCGCTTTTTGCGTACATGTTGTACATCCGCTTCACTTACACGAAGAAGTTCAAGCTGAAGACCGCGTTTATTAAACAAAATTTTAGAATTATTGGATGGGGTGTAACCGGCGCGCATGAAGAGTATCCCAAATCCGTGCGGCCATATGTACTATTCGAAACCATGAATGGTGCTGCAGTTATTCCGCTAGACATTCTGCAGGTATTGAACTTCGGCCAGAGCCCACCGGAATGGGACCTCGGACGGTTCGATACACAGATGGTCGAAGACTCCGCCGGCAGCTACGCGCTTGTTCAGATATCTGACAGGAAGCCATCGAGAAAACGCTGGAAACAAATGGCAGCCATCCAACGCCTGGTCGGAGAGATGATGCAAGAATCGGCCGATTCATATGAACCAGAAGAAGAGCCAGAAGTTCAGAGCTCTAAGAAAAAAAAGAAGAAAAAATAACTTCTTTTACATGACGGTGGTGTAAAGGGTGACCCCGGAGGAGACCAAGCGCGCCACCTACTAACCCGCCTTATCTCAACCCCGGGGTCGAGTGACACCGAAAGGAGAAAGGGGGACCTTTCGGTATCGAAGGTAGAATATATCACAAGATTGAGCCCCGCTGCGCTACCGCGTCCAGGTCACGTTGCAGTTCTGGATAAATCAAACCAGACAGCCGAAAAAAAATCCAAAATTTCTTGCCTCTGTGGTTGACGGTGGTGGAAGACTCTGCTAACTTTAACCCGCTGGGTAGCTCCCAGTGAAATACGTAGGCCCTACATCTTAAACACCTAGATTAACTTTCTGAATATTTCAGAGGGCTTACATGGTGGCGTACTCGATAGGGCCTGCGGAAATAAAAGGTTTCCCCAGACCCCTTCCAAAGTGGGTCACTGAGTCTTTCTGTATCTATCTAGTTTGTTTCTTGGAATTAGTTGTGAACTCATATGGACTATGAGTCGCAGAATTCTTCCAAGAGAAAACGAATTAGTTATTAGAAAGTTATAGATTCACCTACGAATCTTATAAACTCAACTTTAAAGGGGAGAACTATGTCTTCAGATATATCGGTGGTGGAAAGGCTTTTTGAAATGACCGAATCAGCTAGTAAGAGGGGACCACAGAAACGCCCCCGTGCCGCAACAGTGAGTAAGAACAAGAAGTCCTTACTTGTAGACCAGAACCAGATTAAAGAAGTATTCGACTTCTGGGTCCTGACATTCAGTAAGAAGCGCGTAGCACTAGACGAGAAGCGCAGACAAGCCATAGGAGCCGCAATACACGACTATGGACTAGAAGCCTGCAAGGACGCAATCACCGGCTGTTCCCTATCAGACTTCCACATGGGGCGTAACAAGAACAACCGTGTGTATAACGAGATAGAACTCATCTTGCGCGACTCAGAACACATCGAGCGCTTTCTTGCCCTAGTATCTGATGACACCACCTCACAGGGAGAACCATTCTGATATCCAAAGACCAGACGGTAGAGATAGTCAAGCAAGCGTATGCCACCTACAACCAGCAGTTGCTGAAGGTAGATGAGAAGGCAACCTTTAACGCCTGGTACGAGTTACTGTCGGACCTAGAGTACGACGAAGTGAAGTCGGCCTTCCTCCAGCTAGCGACACACGCTAAGTTCATGCCCAGACCCGGGGACGTACGACGTACTGCAATAGATGCCCGTATAAAAATACCCCCATTTTTAGATGCATATTCTGCTTGGGGTATTATCCAACAGGTAATAAGAGAGGTACATTCTGGTGCCCAAACAGAAAGACCCCCTTTCGATGAGGCGTTAAAAAATACGCTCATTAAATTAGGGGAAGTCGTATACGACATGCACACCAATGGCGATAGAGAAGTATTCGTACGCACCTATGAGCAGGTAGTCCAGAAGCTAGAGCAAGACAAGTACGCAATACAAAAGGAGGATTTGTGATGGGGAGAGTTGGATACGACATAAAACACGAGAA